CTCATGCACAGAATTTTTTAACGATATGAGTGACTTAGCATGGAACCGGAACCCAGACTGGTTATGAAGAAACGCCGCGGCCGACTCCGAAAGGTTAGGCCACTTGTTATGGAGGCCGCGAAGAACGGCATGTCTCCGTTGGAATACATGCTTTCGATCATGCGTGATCCAACCGCCACCGAAGCCCGTCGTGACCGGATGGCAATGGCCGCGGCACCCTATTGTCACGCCAAGCTATTCGGGGCCGGACCTGGCAAGAAAGATCAACAGGCCGAAGCTGCGGCAACGGCCGGCATCGGGACGCCATGGGCGGAAGATCTGGACGTTGAAATCCGAGCCCACTGATGCTGCATCTCACCCCTATTCTGGACGAGGCTCGGCAATGGGACACGAGCTGCCGGGATTGGGAGGATCGCCTGCTCAAGGGGTGGTCGCTGGTGCCGGAGTTGCCGTTATTCGAAGACGAGGCGGCGCGGGCGCTACGATGTTTCAAACGGCTGCGATTGCCGGACGTGATCGGGACGCCGACATTGGACGAGGCTTGTGGCGAGTGGTTTTTCCCGATCGTAGCGGCACTTTTTGGGTCACATAACCCCGATACCAATATCCGTCACATTTCCGAGGTGTTCCAACTCATCCCGAAAGGGAACAGCAAGAGCACGAACGGTGGTGCGGTAATGGTGACGGCGATCCTTCTCAATCGCCGCCCTGAGGCTGAATATCTTTTTGTGGCCCCAACAATCGAGGTGGCAGGGATCGCTTACAAGCAGGCGAAGGGAATGGTCCGACTCGATCCTACGCTTACAGCGTTGTTCCATCTCCAAGATCACATCCGCAAGATCACGCATCGCAAGACCGGTGCCACGCTACAGATCAAGGCCGCGGATACCGACGTCATTACCGGAAGCAAAGCCACCGGGACGATGATCGACGAAACGCATGTGTTTGCGAAAAAGGGAAACGCCGCAGAGATATTTGTTGAACTGCGCGGTGCGTTGACCAAGCGGCCGGACGGTTTTCTGTTTCAGACCACGACGCAGAGCAAGTCGACGCCAAGCGGCGTGTTTGCTTCCGAGCTCGCGATGGCGCGCTCGGTACGCGACGGCAAGATGCAGATGCCATTGCTGCCAGTGCTGTATGAGCTCCCGGATCGCCTGGCGCGCGACGGCGGCTGGCGAGATCGGCGCTACTGGCCGCTGGTCAATCCCAATCTCGGGCGCTCGACGAATGAGGATTTCTTAGCACGCGAGATCGTGCGGGCTGATGCCGATGGCCCAGCGGCGGTCGCACTTATTGCATCGCAGCATTTCAACGTGCAGATCGGTATGAGTTTGCGTGCCGATGGCTGGGCGGGCGCGCATTACTGGAGTCGGGGCGTTGAAGACGGGCTTACTCTTGAAGCGGTGCTGGGGCGCAGTGAGGCTGTGGTGGTGGGCATCGATGGTGGCGGGCTCGATGATCTTCTCGGCATTGCGGTCGTGGGCCGTGAAAAAGAAAGCAAGATGCACCTCGCGTGGGCTCACGCGCTGATCTCGCCGGAAGGGCTCGAGCGGCGCAAGGCCAATGCCGGTTTCTATGAGAAATTTCAGGCCGACGGCGACCTCACGGTGGTCGAGGAACTGCCCGACGACATCAGTTACGTAACCGAGGTCGTCGAGAAGGTGAAAGGCTCAAAAAAGCTCGCCGGCGTCGGTGTGGACGCACTCGGCATTGGGGGCATCGTCGACGCGCTTGCGAAGATCGGCGTGACGCAAGAGAACAACCTGCTCGCCGGCGTGCGGCAGGGCATTTCGCTCATGGGGGCCGTCAAGACGGTCGAGCGCAAGCTCGTCGACGGCAGTTTCAAACACAGCGGCCAGGCGCTCATGACCTGGTGCGCCGGCAATGCGCGCATCGTGCCGACGCCGACCGGCATGCGCATCGCGCGAGATGACTCGGGCTACGGCAAGATCGATCCGCTGATGGCGTTGTTCAACGCCTCGGCGCTGCTCGCGACCAATCCGACAGCGCAGAAGCGGGCCGAGTGCCGGCTGTTCTTTGCGTGACTATACGACTACCACGCACAGCCCTTCGCTCGAGCGCGCTTCATGACGGCAGACATGTCCGCTCACCGCCAGCCACTCGTTGAACGCGCGCTGCTCTTCGTTGACGACAATCCAGTACTCATCGAGCACGATCACTGTGCCCGCAACGATGCGCGGCGTAAGTGCGGCGAGCACCGTCTTGGTCGAACTATAGAGATCGCAGTCGATATGAACTAATGCGCATGCGCCCGCATGCGTTGCCAGAAACGGCGGAAGCGTCTCGGCGAATAGTCCAACGTGCAGCTCGACGTTGGCAGAAACAACCGGCGGCTCTGCACGAGCGAAATGCCCCACGCGATAACCCGCCCATGGTGCCGGTAGACCTCGAAACGAATCGAAGCCATGGATGCGTCGTTCGCGCAGCGCTGGCGTACTAGCCAAGTGATTGATGGTAGCACCGGTCGCAACTCCAAACTCCAATATCAGGCCGCCCGGAGCAATGGCAGCAGCGTGACTCAGAACTTCGAAACGATCCTGAAGGCCGATCATGAAGGAGAATTAAACTCATGCCGATTGTAATAATCAACGGGCCGATCATCGCGGCCGGCGAGTCACTCAGCGCGCCGCTTGATTGCAGCGCCGGCAAGATCATCAAGATCACCATGCCAGGGAACTGGACGAAGGCCGAGCTCACATTTCAGACCTCGTCCGATGGCGTACTCTACAACGATATTTTTGAGCGCGATGGGCAGGAGGTGATGTGCGCTGTTCAACCGGGCACAGCGATCATCGGACTGCCGTTGATAGTCGGCTTCATCAAATTCAGATCTGGCACCCGCGCGCGAGCTGTACCGCAGGCCGAGTTGCGTGAGTTTGCGGTCGCCATCGATACGTACGGAATAAACTGAAGCCATCGTTATGATGAGGTAATCGCCATGCCGCTTCCAAAACCGCGGAAAGGTGAAAAGCAAGATGCATTCATGGCGCGCTGCATGCACGAGGCGTATGGCGCAAATGCGCCAGCGGATCGCACGCAGGACCAAGCTGTCGCGATGTGTCTGCAGACTTGGCGCGATGCCCATCCCAACGCTCCTAAGCCGCCAGACAAAAGCGCCGCCATGTTAAATCGGGCATATAGCCTGCTTTCGATCAAGCAGGTGGACGAGGACGCGCGCATTCTCACCGGCATGGCGACAACTCCGACGCCGGATCGCCTCGAGGATGTGGTCGAGCCCGACGGCGCGCAATTCAAATTGCCGCTCCCTCTACTTTGGCAACACGATTCCAAACAGCCGATTGGTCACGTTACCGACGCCAAGGTTGGCAAAGCTGGCATCGAGATTGTTGCCAAGATCGCCAAGGGCGTGACGGCTGAAATCGATCGCGCTTGGTCGCTGATCAAATCTGGATTGGTGACCGGCCTTTCGATCGGATTCAAAGCGGTCGAAACCTCGCGCATCGAAAAAAGTAATGGAATCCGTTTCATCAAATGGGATTGGCTCGAGCTCTCAGCGGTGACCATTCCCGCTAATGCCGAAGCCACCATCGCCACCGTGAAGACGATCGACACCGCGCAGCGGGCCGCGTCAGGCCAACAATTGCCGCGCTCTGTCGTTCATCTCAACCCACCCGGCGCCTCGGGATCATCTCAACGTAAGTTGCCCCAGGAGGGCGCCATGAAAACGATTGCTGAACAGATCACGGCCCTCGAGGCCAAGCGATCCGCGAGTGCGGCGCGCATGGAAGCCGTGATGCAGAAAACCCTCGACGAGGATCGCACCTCGGATCAGGCCGAGCAGGATGAATTCGACACTCTGTCCGGCGAGGTCGAGGCGATCGACAGGGATCTGGTGCGGCTGCGCAAGATTGAAACCGCCAAGGCACTCGCGGCGAAACCGATCCGTGCCGAGACCCCGCAAGAGGGTGCCGCAGCTCGCAGCGCCAGCGTGCTCGTGCGCGGACAACCGCAACTGCCGCCTGGTATCGAGGCAGTGCGCATCTGGAAAGCGCGGATAGTTGCGCGTCTCGATGGCCGCCCGGTGGCCGATGTCGCCGGCGAAATGTACGGCGGCGATTCCAACTGCTATGCTGCGGTAACACAAAAGGCCGCCGTGCCGGCCGGGACCACCATCCCACCTAACTGGGCATCCGGCTTGGTCGGTTTGGAGACCGGTTTTTTCGCTGATTTCGCGGAATGGCTGCGTCCGCAAGTCATCCTCGGCCGCTTCGGCGCAAACGGCATCCCAGCCTTGCGATCGGTTCCGTTCTATGTGCCGCTGATCACGCAAACTGCTGCCGGGGCTGGCTACTGGGTCGGTGAAGGCAAAGCCAAGCCGCTCACCGCGTTCAACTTCACCCGCACCCATTTGTCACCCTTGAAGGCGGCAAACATCTGCGTGCTGACGCAGGAAAACGTCCGCTTCAGCAATCCGAAGTCGGATGCCATCGTTCGCGATCAGCTCGCGCAAGCCCTGATCGAGCGACTGGACATCGACTTCATCAATCCAGCCAAGACCGCGGTGGCGAACGTCTCGCCGGCTTCAATCACCAACGGCGCGCCGGCGATCGCCTCGTCGACCGGAACGGATGCCGATAGCGTCCGTCTCGATATTCGTTCGCTCTGGGCAAAATTCACGGCGCAAAACAACCCGCCTACGACCGGCGTCTGGGTCATGTCATCGAACACTGCGGTCGCGTTGGCCGTGATGGTCAATCCATTAGGACAACAATCCTTCCCCACGATGAACATGACCGGCGGCACGCTGTTCGGAATGCCAGTGATTGCGTCCGATCACACCACCGATACCATCGTCGTGCTGGTCAATGCATCCGATATCTATCTCGGCGACGAGGGCGGGATCGCGGTGGATGCCAGCATGGAGGCATCAATCGAGATGTCGGACGCCCCGACTGGGGATTCCGGCGCACCAACGGCCTCGACGGCGGTCTCGATGTTCCAGACGAACAGCGTGGCCATTCGAGCGGAACGCATCATCAACTGGATGCGCCGTCGCACGGTATCCGTCGCCTATCTCACGGGCGTTGATTGGGGCGGACCGGTCCATACCGCTTAAAGCTTTCGCTCCCGATAACTTGCTGGCGGCAAGTAACACCTCTGGCTTGCCGCCGGCCCTTTTGGGAAAACTCCCATGCAGAAACGAATGCTTCCGCTGAAAGCTCTGCGGCCGCATCTATACGGCACGCGGCGGCTCGAGGCGGGTGACGAGTACGAGGCACCAGTCGAGGAAGCAATTGCACTGGTCGCAAACCGCAGAGCAGATTTCGTCAAGGGCAAAAAGCCGGCGGCCGTGGCACCGAAAATTGAACCAATGGTGCAACCCGCGCCGGTCCCCGCGCCACCACACCACGAGCTCGAGCCAGCCGAAACCCCGCCAAGCATCGATGATTTACGTCTGCAAGCCACGCAGCTCGGTATCGATGTCGACGGACGCTGGGGCATCAACCGATTGCAGCATGAAATCGATGAGGCGAGGCAAATCGATGAGGCGAGGCAACGCTGATGCGTATCCTCGGCCTGCCGATTCCATTCACCGGCGAAAAGCAAAAGCAGCAATCGCTCACTTCCGTCACGCAAGGCAGCGGCGGCTGGTTTCCGATCGTGCGCGAGCCGTTTACCGGCGCCTGGCAGCGCAACATCGCAATCAATAACGACGCCGTGGCGTCGTTCAACGCCGACTTTGCCTGCAAGACTCTCATTGCTCGCGATATCGCCAAGCTGCGCGTCAAGCTCGTCGAGCAAGACAATGACGGTATTTGGTCGGAGACCACAAATCCGGCCTTCAGTCCAGTTTTGCGTCAGCCGAATGATTATCAAACCAGAAATCAGTTCTTCGAAAGCTGGATGCTTTCAAAACTATCCCGCGGCAATACCTATGTCCTAAAGGTTCGCGATAATCGCCAGGTCGTCATCGCACTGCATGTTCTGGACCCGACCCGCGTGCAGCCGCTCGTCGCGGTCGATGGTTCCGTATATTATCGCCTCAACATCGACTACCTCGCCGGATTGGAAACCGAAATCATCGCACCGGCGCGCGAAATCATCCACGATCGCCACAATTGTCTCTTTCATCCGCTCGTTGGCACGCCGCCGGTGTTTGCCAGCGGACTCGCCTCGATGCTCGGCCTCAATGCACAAAACGCCTCCGCACTGTTGTTTCAAAATAACTCGACACCCGGCGGCATTTTGACGGCGCCTGGCGAGGTCACCGAAGTCGAGGAAAAGCGCATCAAAGAGGAATGGGAAAACCGATTTTCGCGGGTGAATCTTGGTCGTGTCGCAGTGCTTTCCGGCGGCATGACATATCAAAAAATGCCGCTAACGGCAGTCGAAACACAACTGATCAACCAACTTAAATGGTCGTCGGAAACTGTGTGCAGCGTTTACCATGTCCCACCGTATAAGGTGGGCGTCGACGTGTTGCCGCGGGGCTTCACGAATCTGCAAGCGCTCAACGTCGAATATTATTCGCAGGCGCTGCAGTCGCATATCGAGGAAATAGAGGAACTGCTCGACGATGCGCTTGGTATCGGTGAAGCCGCAGGACTCGGCACCGAATTCGACACCGAGAACCTATTGCGCATGGATAGCGTCGCGCAGATGGATGTCATTCACACTGCGATTGGCTCTGGCGTGATGTCGCCGAATGAAGGGCGCGCGAAGTTCGACCTCAAGCCGGTAGTAGGCGGGGAGTCACCGTATCTACAACAGCAGAACTACTCGCTTGAGGCTTTGGCCAAACGCGACACACAAGCCGATCCGTTTGCGCCGGCCAATCCACCAGCGCCGCCAGCAGCAGCCGATAAACCGCCCGATCAAGTGCCGGCTGCACCTGCCAAGGCTATCGACGAAGACATTGCCGACATTTTTGCGTGGGAATTGAAGGACGCTGCGAGGACCATTCCATGGAACGCAATGACATTGCCGACCTAGCAAAGGGCATGGTGCCATTCGTGCGCGAATGCGTCAGCGAGGCATTCACTAAGACGCCGCTGCCGCCCGATCTCGCCGAACAGGTCGCAAGCGCGGTGCGGCTCCTGCACGAATCGCCATCGCTCGAGCAGCGTAATGAAACGTCTCGAACTGCAACACCGACGAGGGTTGCCCGCATCGAGCGCGACGACGATGGCAATTTCGTACCGATCTATGACGAGATCAAACCTTGATTGAGCTTTCCGAAACTGCGGGCAATGCCATGCTCGATGCCCTGTCCATATTGATGGACGGCGGCAGCATCGAGCTCATGGCTGATGGGCGCACGGTTGCGGTGCTCAAATTATCTAACCCGGCAACCATGGGCGCGATCGGCAGCGAACTCGAATTCAATGACATCGCTGAGGAAGATGCTGCACTCGCACAAGGCACCGTCAATTCCGCGCGCATTCTTGGCTCGGACGGCAGTCAAGTCCTCGTT